ATGCTTGATTTCTTTCAAAACGAGCCGCAAACCATGGCAAGCGAGTACTCACTGACGGACGTGCTGGAACGGCTTTATCAAAATCAACTGGCCCTGGAAGCGGCTGTGATGGAGCTGACTCTTTGGGCTGAGCAGCAAAACGCTCTAGAAGTGGGTGAGAATGTTCGGGGGGCACTTCATACGATTGGTGAAAACGCGGGGCATATCAAACAGGGCCTGGCTCGATTGAGAGGAGCGGATTTCCCCTGACTGGCAGTTATCGGCCGAAAGTCCACAGACCAGTGCAGCGCTCCCCAACAAACGATCACAGCATGCGACTTGGCGCAGACAGAAAAGCATTCATGCTCAGGTGGTAGTCTGCCTGGCAACCCATATGGAGATGAGAAATGAGTTTTGACTGGCACCTTTTCTGGAATGTAGCTCCTGCATGGATTCAGGCAATTGGATCAATTTTGGCGTTAGTGGCCGTGATCTTGGCTTCAAAAATCCCGGTCAATCACGCTGCATCGGAAAAGCGTAGAACCATTTTCGCCATTGTGGAGGCAGCCCATTCGCATGCGTGTAATATTCGTAAGGCGATAGACGCGATGGGATGGCCGACTGGCAATAACCATCTAATTTACCAGGTGTATAACAAAGTCATAATTGAGAGCGTCGTCAGAGCTCTCCAGGGTGTTCCCACGCATGAGCTTGGTTCAAGCAAGGCAGTTCTCGCCATGCTTAGCCTTACCGATCAGATGGTGTTTCTTGGCTCCGCGGTTGAAACCCTTCTAAACGGCCCACTCAATCATCCTGAGATTAAGAAGGCACTAGAAAGCATCGATCAGAACGATCATGCACAGCGGCTAAAGTTAGGTGCTACGGGGTTTTCAGTCTTACAAAGTAACGCCAGAGGTCACTTAGATCAGGTTGATAAGGAGTACGAATCGCTGAAGGAATCGTTGAAGTCGTAGATCAGATGACCGTCGATGATTTGGTAATTCCAACGCCTCGAGTGTTGGGTAATGCGCCGGACTGCTAGTAACACGACTTACGCAAAATCACCTCCTCCTTTGACCTGGTGAGGATGTTTTTTTGTGCCCGCATTTACAGAGTGTCTTCGCCGTTAGAGCTTCCACCTTCTCATTCAGGTAGGGCTTTCCTATCGCTCCAATCCCGCCCCCCTTGGAAGCGCCAACATCTGAATCTGGGTGATGTGTGAGTGCGTGAGGGTAAACGTCGTGAGTGCTGCGCAATTCAGCGCACAGCTTCAAACGAGCCCCGCCCTAGGGAGATTCAGCGTTTTCATGTTGACCCACGGGAAAAAGGTTAGGAGGGTTAGTTTTTTGCTGACTGACTTGAAGGCCTTTCCCGGTGTGGGTTTGCGACTGGTCGGCAGGGTTAGCTTTTCGGTTAGGTCTGGTTATTTCCTAACCTTTATTGATGTTAAATATTCAATATATTAAATTCTTTAAAAACAGTAGCTTACAGATTTATAACCTTTGACCTAACCATAACTAACCTTCCAAAGTTAGCGATCAAGCCCAACAAATACGGGCCTTTCACCGCATCGCATCGCCCTCAAAAAAAAACTAACCCTTTTCCCGAGCCGACTCCCAGATCTGCCTGTCTGCTCGTTCGCATTGACCTCATTGAAAAGCACACACCTTCGCAGGGTTCCGCAGATATTTAGGAATTCGGAAATCGGAATCCGGCCCCCAGCCTGCGTAGTTTTGACCTGGATGCAGAAGCGCAGAAAAAGAGACCCATTTAGCCCGCAGGCGAGGTGGGGGGACGACGGCGCGCGCCAGGTGCAGACGATCCTACCCGCAGCCTGTAGCACGTCACTTCCCCCCAAAGAATGTGGCACGTCAACTCCCCAACCGGGGGAATGCGAGCGTGGTACCGCCCTGGCTTCGGTCGGCAGTCAGCGGAACGCTGAAAGGCCCGTGTTTATTGGCCCGCGCAGCCCCTTACGCTTGCCGTGACACCCTGCTAATGCTATGTTGGGATTGGTGTTTTCATGTTGATGAAGGGCAAACTTTCATCTATTCCCGCTGGCTTTTCCGACTTCAACCCCTTCTCTGCCGTGCAGCTCGTCGCCTCAAATCGCATCATGGCCAAACGTCATTTACTGTATGTGCATACAGTAACGGATTCGTAACCATGGACAATGATGAAGACACCCTCGGATGGCTTGGCCTCCCCACACCACTGCAGATGTACCGACAGCATTGCCACCTGCTGGAGAACGAGATCCAGGAACTCAACCTGCAATTACGCAAAGCCCGTGCGGACGTTTACGGAATCAGTCAAATGCTGCTGGAAGCCCAAGCGAAGAACACGGAGTTTGCGGGGTATCTCCGGGAACGTGGAGCCGAAGCAGCATCATTGCGTAAGCAAATCGAGGATCTGACCACATTGTCCAATGTGAGCAGGCGGGAGGCGGATGGGCTGCGGCGAATCGTCAATGAAATGAGACCTCGGCCGACCACGATTGTCTAATGTCAAACTGAAAGAGGGTTTGCCATGTGCGGAAGACTGTCGCAGTACCGGGGAATCCACGACTTTGTCGCGGCGCTAAGCATGCCCAATGCCCTGGCAAACTCGGTGGGTGATCAGCCGATCGAACGGTACAACGTCGCTCCAACGACTCACGTGGCGTTACTGCACCAGCAGGGTGAGTTGCTGCACGCCGATTCCGTGCGGTGGGGGTGGCGCCCGCATTGGGCGAAAGACCGCGCTGCGCCCATCAACGCACGCGTCGAAAAGGTAGCCCACGGCCCGTTCTTCAGAGCTATCTGGCCACACCGTGCGATCACACCCATCGACAATTGGTTCGAGTGGGTGGATGAAGGCGGACCGAAGAAACAGCCTTATCTGATCCGCAGGCGGGACGGCGCGCCGATCTTGTGCGCAGCTATTGGTCAACTACCAGACGCAGATGAAGGCCCAGGTGAGCATGACGGCTTTGTGATCATCACCGCTGATAGCGCTGGTGGCATGGTGGACATCCATGACAGAAGGCCCGTTGTACTCACACCGGACCTTGCCCGTGAATGGCTGAACCCAGCTACGCCGAAGGAGCGTGCCGAGCAGATGGTATTGCACCAGGGCGAGCCGGCCGAGACCTTTGAATGGTTCAAGGTCAGCACCGCCGTGGGCAACGTAAGAAACAAGGAAGCCTGTTTGATCGATCCGGTTCCTTAGAACAGACCACCCAGTGCATCGGGTTCCCAATTCATGATCACCAGCTCTCCGCTGACCTCGGCTTTACCCTGCCGCTGATTGGTCGTGCTGTATCGGATATCTACCGTTTCAAAGTGAAACCCGTCGAACACGCGTCGGATATCTGGGTGATCGTTGATGCTGACCATCACCTTCCCCTTGCACCGCCGCATGAAGTCAGCCATCCGCTCATAGTTCTCAAACGGAAAGTCCACTCCATACCCTGCGGTCTGCCAGTAAGGCGGGTCCATGTAGTGGAAGGTGTGCGGCCGGTCGTACCGCTCTGCGCATTCCAGCCAGCCCAGGTTCTCAACGTAAGTGCCTGAGAGGCGCTGCCACGCGGCGGATAGGTTCTCCTCGATCCGTAGGAGGTTGATCGCCGGCCCCGTGGTGGCTGTGCCGAATGTCTGCCCGCTGACCTTCCCCGCAAACGCATGGTGCTGCAGGTAGAAAAACCGAGCAGCCCGCTGGATGTCAGTCAGCGTTTCCGGCCTGGTCATCTTCTGCCATTCAAATACCTGGCGTGAGCTGAGCGCCCACTTGAACTGGCGCACGAACTCTTCTAGGTGGTTCTGCACCACGCGGTACAACGTCACTAGGTCGCCGTTGATGTCGTTGAGAACTTCAACAGGCGCAGCCTGGGGCCGCATGAAGTAAAGCGCGGCGCCCCCGGCAAAGACCTCGACGTAACATTCGTGAGGCGGGAACAGCGGGATAAGACGATCTGCCAGACGGCGCTTGCCGCCCATCCACGGGATTATTGGTGTGCTCATAAGTGATCCTTGTTTTGAAAATTGGATTCGCTTAGGCTTCGCACCCCCTGCGCAGTGGGGCGAGGCCTTGGTTGGAGCACTCGGCGTGTTCGAGTGATTCAGCGTCGAGTTGGTGTTAGCGCACCAGCTCGTCGCCTCGTTTGCTGCGCGGGGGTACTACTTCCCCCCCGTTGGAAGCTCAAATTCCTTGAAGCTGACAACCTCTTCACCCAGCCACTCGTTGACCTGAGCCAACCGCGCCTGCAGCGGCTCCAGCTCGTTGACCGCCCAAACCTCAGCAGCCTCCCGCAACGACCCGAAACCACCCGCGTTCTGCGGCACGATGCCCATCAACTGCGGCGGAATGCGCAACGCCGCGAGCAGATCGTCGCGGCTGATGTTTTTGATCGAGCTGAATTCGTCCTTCGCCGCCACCTCACTGACCGGAATGAGCTGGATGCCATCTTTTTTCCCGGCTGGCGCGTAAACAAACAAGTTTCGGAAGTTGCCCGGACCTTTTGAGTTCTTCAGCGCGGTGCGCAGTGAGTCGATGTCCTCCTCCTTCTGCGCCGCGTCGGTCATGTACAAGATGAAGCCGGCGTGACTGCCGTTGTTGTAGTACTTGCGGCGAAACAACGTGGCGCTCTCGTTGAGCAACGCGCTCTGCAGCGCAGCCAGCCACTCCGGTAGGCCGTAGATCTCCTGATTGATATCCGCCTCGCGCAGGTGGCAGATCGATCCCAACGCAAACTCATGTTCATCTTTCCAGCCACGCACCTGGTAATAGGACTCCATGTCCACGCCCCGGCGCATGTACTTCGCCAAGGGCGGCAGCAGGCCCATAGTGTTGCGGAGCATGTTGTTCCGCTTCTCCAAGTAGCAGTTGCCGCACCAGAGCCAATCCAGGGCGAACTGCTCAAATGCCTGACGGGTCAGCAGTCTGTGGGGAACAAACGTGCGGGCCAGCATGTTGCGCTTGAAGTTCAGCCCGGACTGTAAGTACACGCTGGCGCGCGTCGTTTTGGCCAGGCCGTCCATGGACATAGGTGTTTCAAACCAACGCCCATTGGCCCAGCACTCCAGATAGTCGAGGATCTCCCGGCTATCCAGCACCGGTGCTGGGTCACCAAAAGTAAACGCTTCGACCGGCCCGGATTCAGGCGGCAACACGTCCCCTTCAATGGGAGGCTGAGCGGTGGCCAGCTGGGTTACGCGCTTACGTTTGCTCATCAATAGGACTCCATAAATCCGGTGTTCGCCGTGGTCTGCCCTTCGAGGGGTTCGTTGTGCAGTGCGTGGAACGTCGCCCACGCCAAATCGGCATGGCCGGTTTCGTCAGTGCGACCGGCCGTGTAAGTGAACTGGCGCCCGGAGGCGGTGACTGTTTTGCGGATAGCCATCAACGACTGAGCCATGTCCGTCCAACCGGCATCGAACTCCAGACGGCCGTTCTTGATGACGTCGTAAGCCTTCAACACCAGGCGTGTTTTGACTTCGGGCGAGTAGCTGAAGGTGGTGATGTTCGGGAAAAATTGCTTAACCAACTGGGCCACGCCCGAACCCATGCCAGTGATGTCGATACCGATATAGGTCACCCAGTAGCGCCTGGTGACCTGGCGGATCGATTCTGCCTGGGCGGCAAAGTCCATCCCCCGGAATTGGTGTCTCTCCAGCACGCGGAACTTGCCGCCGGGTACAGTCGGTGGCGCAATTACCACCAGTGCGGCGCTGTCGCCACTTTCGGCCGGGTCGTAGCCGACCCAAACCTGACGATCCCCAAAAGGACGCGCGGCAAATGGTTTGTAGTCCTCGGCCCATAGGTCCCAACTATCCACCATGCAGGGCTGCAACATCGCCAGCGGGAAAATGCTGGCTCCGTCGTCGATGAATTGGCACATCAGCAGGTTCTGGAAGGCCTCGGCATCGTACTCCTGGCGCAGCTCGTCCAGGTCGAACAAGTCGCACCCGCGGTCTTCCGCATCCAGAATAGTGACGATCTGCCGCCAAACACGGTCCTCACACAGCCGGCCCTGTTGCAGAGAATCGTGAGAAACGTCGATTTTGACGCGTTGCGCCGCCGGCTTGCCTTTGTTGAATCGCTCGCCAGTCCAGAACGTATAGGCTTCGTGCGCCATGCTGGAAGGCGTCGAAAAGTAGGTTCGACGGTATTGCTTCTGCATCGCCATGCCGCTGGCGACCTTGTTCAATTCCTTGAACTTGAAGGTCCAGAAAAATTCGTCGAAGTAGAAATTACCGTGGTAGCCCTGGGCCGTCCGAGCATTGGTACCGAGGAAGTGCAGCTCGGCGCCATTACCCAGAATGATCGGGTCGCCCGTCAGCTCAACACCGACTACCTCACGGGCAAAGGCCTGAATGTAGGCCTTGAAAATGTGTGCCTGGTTTTTCGAGGCCGACAGGAAAATCTGGTTACGACCTGTCGTCAGCGCATCGATCAGCGCTTCACGGGCGAAATAGTAGGTCGCGCCGATCTGCCGTGACTTGAGTATCGCGCGGGTTCGCTGATTGCCGGCTTTGTACCAATCCAGCTGATACCCGAAACAGCCGTCAATGAACGCTTCGGTCAGCTTTTCAATGTGTTCTTCGTCGAACTCGTTACGTTTCGGCGCCTTCTTCGGCCCCTCATTGCGTTTCGCCAGGTTCGGATTCAGCTCGGTTTCTGTACCGCCTTCGTTGAAGCGCTGGATACGGGCTTGCCGCTCCAGCTGGCGGTGCAGCAGGTCAATCTCCTTGTAGTCCGACCCTGACTTGGGATCTTTCAGGATCAACTGAACCAAGCGGGCTTCGGTCGCCGCCTGGATGCGTTCCAGCGGCGTCGCTCGGTCCCATTCGTCCCGAGCCTTCCAGCTGTGGAGAGTCTTTTCCTTCTCCCCGATCAGTTCGGCGATCTCGCACACGCGATAGCCCTGCCAGTAAAGGTGCTTGGCATGGCGGCGGTGATCGGTGGGTAGGTCGACGATGGCATTCATGGCGCAGATGCTGCCGCCCGCGCGCGAACAGTTCCCCCTCCGCCCTTTGTAGATCAACGATCTACAACAGCGTCTCGTTGCCCGTCGCGCCCGCGCTCAACAACATGCGCTCATCGCCAAGGCAGACTGCCACCGCATTGAGGGATTCACGCATGGCCGGCAAAACCGACAACCCAGCCAAGAAACAACGCTCCAAGTTCTTCCGCGTCGCCGTTGAAGGCGCCACTACCGATGGTCGCCAGATCGAACGCCAATGGCTGGTCGACGCTGCCGAGACCTACAGCCAGAACACCTACGGTGCGCGGGTTTGGATTGAGCATATGCGCAGCTTGCTGCCGGACAGCCCTTTCCGGGCCTACGGCGATGTGGTCGCGCTTAAGACTGAGGAAGTCGAGATTGCCGGGGCCAAAAAATTGGCCTTGTTCGCGCAAATCGAACCGACCTCCGACCTGATCGCCATGAACAAAGCACGGCAGAAGCTGTACACCAGCATCGAGATTCGGCCGAAATTCGCCGACACCGGCCGCGCCTATTTGGACGGCATCGCCGTTACCGATACCCCTGCCAGCCTGGGCACTGAGATGCTGACGTTCAGCGCTCAGCACCCGGACATGAACCCACTGACCAGTCGCAAACGCGATCCCGGCAACCTCTTCTCTGAGGTCGTCGAGATTGAACTTGAATTCGAAGAAGTTGAGGACGAAAGCGGCAAAGTCGCAGGCCTGTTTAGCCGCGTTCTCGACCTACTCGGTAAGAGCAAGGACAAGGAAGGCAAGGACGCCGCTCTATTCACTGAACTCGGCGAGGCTGTTGAAGCCATGGCCGAGCATGTCGCCGGTCAGGGCGAAGCCTTTACCGCCGAAAAAACCGCCCGCGAAAAACTGCAGACCGCTCACGAGAAGCTGTCTGCCGACTTCACGGCGTTGGTTCAACAGCTCGAAAAAACCCCGGACACCACCGGCCAGAAACCGCAGTACTCCGTTCGCCCGCCGGCTACGGGCGGTGACGGCGCACTCGTCACCGACTGCTGATCCAGATCACGGACAACACCCAGCCAAGGAACATCGGAGAACACCATGCGTAACGATACTCGCGTTCTTTTCAACGCTTACCTGCAACAACTCGCCCAATTGCACGGCGTGAGCGACGTCACCACCAAATTCACAGCCGCTCCATCCGTTGCCCAGACGTTGGAAACCCGTATGCAGGAGTCGAGCGCGTTTCTCAGCTCGATCAACGTGTATGGCGTGTCCGAACAATCGGGCGAAAAAATCGGTATTGGCATCGACGGCACCATCGCCGGCACAACCGATACCACTCAGCAAGACCGCGAGCCGCGTGACCCTACCGGCCTGGACAACCGTGGGTACACCTGCACCCAAACCAACTTCGATACCGGCCTGCGTTACCAGAAGCTGGATCAATGGGCCAAGTTCAAAGACTTCCAGGCGCGTATCCGTGACGCCATCATCCGGGCTCAGGCGCTTAACCGGATCATGATTGGCTGGAACGGGACCAGCCGTGCGGCGACCTCCAAACCGGACATCAACAAGCTGCTGCAGGACGTTAACGTCGGATGGCTGCAAAAGATGCGCCTGGAGAACCCTGCACGCGTTATGAAAGAAGTGGTCGACGGCAGCGGCAAGATCCAGATCGGCGCGGGCAAAGACTTCGAAAACATCGACGCCCTGGTCGTGAGCATGGTCAACGAGTTCATCGAGCCCTGGTACCAAGAAGACACTGACCTGGTGGTAATCTGCGGTCGCCAGCTGCTGGCCGACAAGTACTTCCCGATCATCAACAAAACCCAAGCGCCGACCGAAATACTTGCGGCCGATATCGTCACCAGCCAGAAGCGCATCGGCAACCTGCCGGCGGTGCGAGTGCCTCACTTCCCGCCGAACGGCCTGCTGGTTACCCGCCTCGACAACCTGTCGATCTACTGGCAGGAAGGCACCCGCCGCCGCACGGTGGTGGATAACGCCAAACGCGACCGTATTGAAAACTACGAGTCGGTCAATGAAGCCTACGTGATCGAAGACCTTGGCTGCGCTGCCATGGCCGAAAACATCATCCTGAGCTAAGGCGCGCAACCATGACCAATCCTTGCCGTCGTCACTTCCAGCGAGTCACCGCAGCCGTTGCAGCGGCTGCCGTGGCCGGCCCTGCCATGACCATGGAAGGTTCGACCGTATACGAACTGCACCTGGCGAAGCTCCAACAGGACTACCTGCGTCTGAAACAGGTGCAGTCGACCGAAGGTAAAGCGGAGCTGAAAAAGCAGCTGCTGCCCGAATACATCCCGTACGTGGAAGGTGTTCTGGCAGGAGGCAAAGGCGCGCAGGACCAGGTGCTGACCACCCTGATGGTTTGGCGAATGGATGCCGGCGATTTTTCCGGCGCCCTGGACATCGCCGAGTACGTCATCGAACACGCACTGCTGATGCCTGACCGCTTCGAGCGCACGACCGGCACTATCGTCGCCGAAGAAATCGCTGAAGTTGCCCTGAAAGCACAGAAGGCCGGTGGCACGTTCGACGTGAATCTGCTGCTGCGCACTGAGCAAATCGCAGGTGAAGAAGACATGCCCGACCAGGCCAAGGCCAAGCTACATCTCGCCCTGGGCAAGGCATTTGCCGAGATGGTTTCCGACGATGACACGTCAGAGAGCAAGGTAATCGCCCTGTGTAACCTGGAGTCCTCGAAAAAATACCTGGCCCGTGCCATCGAGTTAAACACCAACTGCGGTGGCAAAAAGGATCTGGAGCGCGTTGAGCGCCTCCTCAAGAAATACGCTGCTCCCAGCAGCTAACCGAGCGTCCCCACGCACCCCGCCGGCTCGGGGCGGATCGGCCAGGCCGCTCCTCCTGAACGTGAAGCCCCGACCACCGGCGATCTATTTCTGAGTACAGTCATGAGCGCATTTGTAGCCAGCGGCCCAGTTACCGGAGGCCATATCAACACCGACCCGTTCTGGCCGTCGATTGATCTGGACAACCTGCGCGCCACCCTGCGAATCGATGCCAGCGTCACCCCAGCTCGCCTGGAAACCGCCGTGATCGCTGCCGCAATCAACCTCAACCGTGAGTTGAGCGACTGGCGAGCAGCTCAGCAGGCCGCCGGCTACACCACGTTGGATGAAGTCCCTGGTGATCGGATCAAAGACGTATCGGTAAAGGCCCACCTCTACCGCCGAGCGATCGAAGCCGGCACCGGCGCCGAAGTATGCGAGCGGTACCGCGACTACAGCGCTACCAACACGGGCAACAACAAGGCCGAAGAGGTTGCCCCCAGCATCGACGATTACCGGCGCGACCTAAGGTGGGCCATACGCGACTTTCTTGAAAAAAGTCGCACCACCGTGGAGCTGATCTGATGCCCACCGCAGTGCGCGCCAACCAAAACGACACCGTCGATGCCCTTTGCTGGCGATTTTACGGCCGCACTGCAGGCGTCACGGAGGCCGTGCTGGAGGCTAACCCCGGCCTGGCCGACCATGGGCCAATCCTGCCTCAAGGCCTTGTCATCAACATGCCCGAAGCCCAAACCAGCGCGCCCCAGCGGCAGATGGTGAACCTATGGGACTGATCCTCTGCAACCAAGGAAACCCACACCATGGCTGATCCGACTTCCAGCGTTGTGTCCGGCCTGCTTATTGGCTTGGGCCTGGCGAGCGTCACGCCCGTCATCGACGATGGCGCGCTATTCGGCGCCATCCTCGGTGCCTGGCTGGTTACCAGCACCAAGCGTGACCTCAAGGTCTGGCAGCGGCTGGGCTCACTGTTCCTGTCGGCCGGCGTGGGCTATCTGTTCGCGCCCATGGCCCTGCAGGCAATCCCGTTTATCACCAGCGGTGGGAGCGCCTTTATTTGTGCCCTGGTGGTCATCCCGATCAGCATCAAACTGATGGTGTGGGTGGAAAAGGCGGATATCTGGGACATCTGGCGTCGCATCCGAGGGGGCACCTGACATGCCGAACATCGAACTGGCCGTGCAGTTGATCGCGGCAATCGCCTACTTGCTGAGCGCTCTGCGCCTGGCCTGCTACACCCGAGGCGAGGCGCGGTACCGGCGCAGCATCTCACTGCTGGCGAGCCTGTTTGGTGCCACGTTGTGCATCTGCGGACTGGAAATCTTGCTGGACCGTCAACCAACCAGCCTTGGGCAGGCCGCATCCATAGTGCTGCTCTGCATCCTTATTTTCCGTTCACGCGGCAACGTCGCCGCCCTGTTGAGGCCCAGCGCATGACCACCACCCTTCGCCATGGCGACCGTTCGCAAGCCGTGCTTATCCTGCAAAAGAACCTCAACAGGCAAGGTGCCAATCTAGTGCCAGACGGCCATTACGGTGATGCCACGGAGGCTGCCGTGCGCGCATACCAGCTGAAGGTTGGTCTGGTGGCCGATGGCGTCGCTGGCACCAAGACCCAAGCAAGCCTCGCTGGTGGCGACTGTGCCCAGCTGCTGCGCAACAATGACCTGGTAAACGCTGCTGAACGTCTCGGCGTGCCGCTGGCAACTATCTACGCAGTCAACGAAGTGGAATCGAAAGGCAAGGGCTTCCTCGATAACGGCAAGCCAGTGATCCTGTTCGAACGGCACATCATGTACCGCCAACTCGCCAAGGTTCGGCGCGTGGGGGATGACCCTGCAGAGGTCAAACGCCACGCCGATGAACTGGCCGCGAATAACCCAGCCCTGGTCAACCCAAAGGCCGGCGGCTACATCGGTGGTACCGCCGAACACCAGCGCCTGGCAATGGCCCGTCTGATCGATGACACCGCCGCCCTGGAGTCAGCGTCCTGGGGCGCATTTCAGATCATGGGGTTCCACTGGCAACGTCTCGGCTACGCCAGCGTGCAGGACTTCGTGGCGGCGATGAGTGCCGGCGAATCTCAACAGTTCGACGCCTTCACTCGCTTTATTGAAACCGATCCGGTGCTGCACAAGGCCCTGAAAGCCCGCAAATGGGCCGAGTTCGCCCGGCTTTACAACGGGCCGGATTACTTGCGCAATCTCTACGACACCAAGCTACAGCGCGCCTACGAACGCCATGCCAGCTGCGAGTGCGGGCAAGGGGTCGCGGCATGATCGACTTCAAAGCGGTGCAGAAATTACGCGTGCAGGACGGTGACCTGCTGGTGGTTCCCGAATCGACCGAACAGGACGATATGCAGCTGTTGGCCGAGTCCATCCAGATAATGAACGGCGCCCGTGCCTTGATCGTGCGCGGCCCAATTAAGCAGCTCGATACTGCGGCCATGAACAAACTCGGCTGGTACCGCGCGTGATTACCCTGCGCCAGACCATGTATGGCACCGCCCTGCTCGGCGCCATGGGTCTGCTGATCTGGATCCAAGAAACACGCATCGACGTCGCTGAGGGCAAAACCGAACGGGCGCAAGATGCGGCCAAGACCGCCCGCGACGACGCCGACCGTAACCTGAAAACTGCCAACACGCTTACCGACACATTGAGACAGGAGCGTGACGCGCAGAGCAACCTGCGGGCCCAACAGGATCAGTTGCGCCTGAGCCTGGCAAAGCGCGAGCGGACAATAGAGGAACTGAAGCTTGAAAATGATGACCTTCGGAAATGGGCTGATCAGCCTTTGCCTGACGCTGCTCGGCGGCTGCGCGAGCGCCCCGCCATCACCGGCGCCGCCGCTTATCGTGACTGGCTGTCCGGCCGTGGTGCCGTGCCAGCTGCCGGCGACCAGCCCTCGCAGTAATGGCGATCAACTCACCGACCAGGACCGCGTTGAAGCCGCTTGGGCCGACTGCGCCGCACAAGTCGATATGGTTTATCAACATCAGCAGGCTGCTCAATGAACAAGCCCGAAAGCCTTCGCGCTCATCTGCTGGCCACCGTCGCCGAACTCCAGCACAACCCCGACCTCTTGCTGATATTCATCGACAACGGCAAGGTCCGCTGCACCGCTGCGGCAAGCCTGTCCTTTGAATACAGTTACGATCTGCAGATCATCATCACCGCATTTGCGGGCCACCCTGACAGCGTCATGCTGCCCTTGCTCGGATGGATAAGCGTCAATCAGCCTGAACTGTTGGAGAACTACGATAAAGCGCAAAACGGCGTGCAGTTCGAGGCCGACATTCTCGACAAGGACAAAGTAGACCTCGGCCTGACACTGCACCTGACAGAGCGGGTGGTAATAGGCAAGGATGACCAGGGCAATACCACCGTGAGGCATGCCGGCGAGCCACAGCGTGTGGCAGGTTATCTTGATCCGAACTGGGTGCCAGGATCCAAAGGCAATGCCGACGAGTGGGTAGTACCAGATGGCCGATAAACTGGAAGCGCTTGAAACCTGGGCGGCCGGCCTACTGGAGCAACTCCAGCCCGCGGCCCGGAATCAGGTTGCCCGCTCCATTGGCCAGGAACTGCGACGTAGCCAGCAAAAGCGGGTGCAGACTCAGATAAACCCGGACGGCAGCAAGTTCGCGCCACGTAAAAAGCGGGACTTGCGGGGTAAGCAGGGCCGCATCCAGCGCAAGGTTGAGATGTTCAAAAAGCTGCGCACGGCGACCTACATGAAGGCCCGAGGCGACAGCAATGCAGTTACGGTAGGGTTCACCGGACGAATAGCTCGGATCGCAAGGGTTCACCAGTACGGGTTGAAGGATCGAGCGGAGCGTGGCGCGCCCGATGTGCGCTACGAACAACGTGAAGTGCTGGGATTCACGGACCAAGACCTCGACTTGATCCGCGATAGCCTGCTGGCTCACCTGACACTGTAAATCATCGCCCTACAAGGCGCCGAAGCTGCACCCGTACGCGCGTGGCGCCACCATCGGCGCCATGAACGATCTCGCCGCCCTCTCCCGCATGCTCGAAAACCTCATCCGCTTCGGCGTCATCGCCGCCGTGCAGATGGAGCCCCCGCGCGTGCAGGTAAAAACTGGAACGCTGACCACCGCCTGGCTTCCCTGGCTTGCGTTGCGCGCAGGCTCCGACCGCGAGTGGGATCCGCCCACCATCGGGGAGCAGGTGATCCTGTTCAGCCCATCCGGCCAGCTCGCCAACGGCATTGTCGTGACGGGCGTTTATAGCGACCACATCCCAGCCAATGCCAACCGCGCGGGCCTGCACCGTCGAACCTACGCTGATGGCACAGTGATCGAGTACGACAGCGTGGCCCACCACCTAAACGCCACACTGGCCGACGGCGGCACCACCAATCTGATCAGCCGTGGCGGCCTCAACCTGGTCGGCGACATCACACACCAGGGCGACTACATCCAAACCGGCAATCAGACTGTCACCGGCCGGGTTGACGTGTCGATTGACGTGGTTGCAGCCGGGGTCAGCTTGGTCAAACACCCCCACACCGGCGTCAAGGCCGGCGGCGACCAGTCCGGGGAGCCCATCCCATCATGAACCGACAAACCGGCGGCGCCATCGGCGAGCGCGACCACATCAGTCAGGCGATCACCGACATTCTCACCACCCGAATCGGCACCCGTGTGATGCGCCGCGAATACGGTAGCCTGTTGCCCGAACTGGTAGACCACCCTTTTAACGACGTCACCCGCCTGCGCGTATACGCGGCCACCGTCATGGCTGTGATGCGCTGGGAAACTCGCATCAGCTTGAGTCGCGTGCAATTTGTGGGAGCGAACATGCAAGGCCAGGCCTCGATCGATCTGGAGGGAACAGTGGTGGACACGAATGAACCGCTGAGCCTCAGCGTGCCGTTGCAGCTGGGAGGCAGTGTATGAACAGCTTCGCCGCCATCGACCTTAGCCAACTCCCGCCGCCGCAGATCGTCGAGCAAGTCGACTTCGAAAAGATCTTGGCCGAGCGTAAGGCATATGCAATCAGCCTGTGGCCGATCGAAGAGCAGGCGGAAATTGCCGCACGTCTGGAAATGGAGTCCGAGCCACTGACCAAGCTGCTGCAAGAGAATGCCTACCGCGAAACCGTATGGCGGCAACGCGTCAACGAAGCATCCCTGGCCAACCTGCTCGCCACGGCGCGAGGGACAGACCTGGAACAGTTGGCAGCAAACTTCAACGTCAAGCGCTTGGTGATCCAGGAGGGCCGAGCCAACGCCATACCCCCCGTGCCAAAGCTCATGGAAGGAGACGACAGTTTGCGCGAGCGTGCGCAGATGGCATGGGAAGGTTTGAGCACTGCCGGCCCACGCAACAGCTACATCTTTCACGCCCGGGCGGCAGATGGCCGGGTCGCTGATGCCACAGCCGAAAGCCCGTCACCTGCCGTTGCCGTCGTTACCGTGCAATCACTGCTGGGTGATGGCACGGCTGCGCCTGAACTGCTCGCCGTCGTCAACACCTACCTCAGTGACGAGGACCGCCGGCCGGTGGCCGACCGCCTGATTGTTCAGGGCGCACAAATCCTCAATTATCAGGTCAAGGCCAAGCTGTATTTGCTATCGAGCGGGCCGGAATCGGAACCGATTCTTGCCGCCTCTGAAGCGCGCTTACTGGCCTACGTCAATCAACGCCGTCGACTCGGTATGGAAGTGTCAGAGTCGGCTCTGCACGCTGCCGCGCACGTTGAGGGTGTGCGCAAGGTCGAGCTTGATGGCTGGGTAGATATCGTCGCGACCAAAGCCCAGGCACCCTTCTGCACCAAAGTTACCGTTACCCGTGGTGCTGAATAATGACCGCCCAACAGCTGCTACCGGGGAACTCCACGCCGCTGGAGCGCCAAGCAGCGCAGGCGCTCGCACAGATCCAGCACGTACCGATCCCCCTGCGTCAGCTCTGCAACGCGGACACCTGCCCCGTCGATCTTCTGCCGTACCTGGCCTGGGCCTTTTCGGTCGACCGCTGGGATAGCAAATGGACGGAGGCTGCCAAGCGCGCCGCCATCCGCTCATCCCACTACATCCACTCGCGCAAGGGCACCATCGGCGCACTGCGCCGTGTCGTCGAGCCGCTGGGCTACCTGATTGAGGTGCTGGAGTGGTGGCAGACCACCCCGCTGGGCGTGCCGGGTACTTTCGCCATCAAGGTCGGAGTACTCGACACCGGGATAACCGAAGAGATGTATCAAGAACTCACCTGGCTGATTGATGACGCCAGGCCGGTGACCCGACATCTGACAGGCCTGGCAATCAGCCTCGAAACACAAGGGGTTTTGAACATTTGTGTTGCCTTGTATGAAGGCGACGAAATCGACGTTTACCCACCGGTCATGCGTGATATCGAGGTCACTGGGACCATAGGCATAGTCGGGCGGGAACACTCCATAGACACACTGGACGTTTATTATGATTGATGCGAACTCTCAGTTTTTCGCGATCCTCACCGCTGTGGGGAGAGCCAAGCAGGCGAACGCCGACGCGCTCGGCGTGCCATGGAAACTCACCGAGATGGGCGTGGGCGATGCCAATGGTACGGACCCCATTCCGAACGAACTGCAAACCCGGCTCATCAACGAGTGGCGACGCCGCCCGCTGAATCAGCTGCGAGTCGATCCCGTCAACGCCGCCGTGATTATTGCTGAACAGATCATTCCGGCCGATGAAGGCGGACGCTGGATCCGTGAGATCGGTCTGTACGACGCGGACGGTGACCTGGTGGCCGTCGCGAACTGCGCGCCCAGCTATAAGCCGGCCCTATCGCAAGGGTCAGGGCGTACTCAAGTCGTGCGGATGAATTTCATCGTTGCCAGTACCGGCAACATCACGCTCAAGATTGACCCGGCGGTGGTACTGGCAACCCGCGAGTACGTCGAACAGCGGATCATGGAAGAGCTTTACAAGCTCGACAACAAGCAGTCGGTACGTGTGGCCACCACGGCAAACATCGCCCTGGCGGGTGTACAGACCATCGACGGTGTTGTGTTGGTTGCTGGGGATCGCGTGCTGGTAAAAAACCAGACTGTCGCCAAGGACAACGGCCTGTACATCGCAGCTGCGGCCGTATGGAAGCGTTCGGACGATGCTGATAGCAATGCAGAAGTAACGTCGGCGCTTCTGGTGTCGGTCGAGCAAGGCGCCACTTTGGCCGATACGCGCTGGCAGTTGATCACGGATGGTGTGATCGTTCTAGGCACCACGCCATTGACCTTTCAGAACGTGACTCAAGGTTTTGCGCCGATCAATTCTCCCGCGCTCCTGGGGTCTCCAACCGCACCAACCCCTGCACAGTTTGATATCAGCAAGCGCCTAGCTACTACTGAGTATGTGCAGCGCGCTCTTGGCAGTTATGCAGGGCAAACGAACTACACGGGCGACACAGCTTTAACTGCGGCAGATGTGGGAAGGCTGAGTAACTTTGCACAGCTTTCGACGGTTGCTTTACCCCCAGCGTCGAGTGTTGCAGCTGCGTCATTGATCACTATCGGGAGCTCTTTGTCTGGCGGTGTCTGGGTGGTCGCTGCAACGGGGGACACCCTGACAAATACGATCACTGAGCCAGGGCCATTTTTCATCCCGGTCGGCTCTCTGGGCGTATTCCGCCGACTGTTAGGGGGTAGCGGGTGGAGTTTTGATGGTGGGGACGCCTCGCTTAAGTATTCGCCAGGTTTCTCCGCGCGTCTTACGGCGAACGGCTATCAGAAATTGCCTTCCGGTCATATCGAGCAGTGGGGCATCGTTCCTCCGATCCCAGCTGGCGGTTCGGTCCTGATCAATTACCCGATCAAATTCCCCAATGGCCCCTTAGCGATTGTGGCCGGTGCGGGAGCTTCGCAGGCGGGTAGTCCTGGGATTAACTCTTATAACGAATCTGCGGGTCAGGTCAGATTCTGGAATTCATCACTCACTGTCGCCACGCAAGCAAGCACCTATTTTGCGAAAGGCATTTAGATCTCTTTAGGAGATGGATTTATGTTCGCGTCCAAAAAAACTGGTTACTTTTACGATCCAGTAATTAACGAATTGATGCCGTCGGATGCTGTGGAAATTGACGCTGAAATACATGCCGCTCTATTGAAGGGGCAAGGTGAAGGCAAGGTAATTACTTGGGCTGAGGATGGTTATCCATTCCTGTCGGATCCCACACCGCCCTCCCAAGAAGAACTCGCAGCGGTTGAACGGGCATGGCGTGACTTGCAGCTCGCCGCAACGGATAGCGTCGTAACGCGGCACCGCGACGAACTCGAGGACGGTTCGCCAACTTCCCTTACGCCCGACCAGTACGCTGAGCTGCAAGCCTATCGCCGACAGTTACGTGATTGGCCGAAAGCAGGCGAATTCCCTTTGAACGAGCATCGGCCAACGGCGCCTGGGTGGCTGGCCATCACTGAGCGATGATTCGATATTGTGATCACTCGCCACTTGATCCTGTAGCCGCACCTCTTACAAACCCCGCCGCTCGCCCAATCGGCGCGCGCGCGGCAGCCTGTGCACTGTCATTCCATCACAGCGCAGGCATAACCCATGGCCGATTATCTCCACGGCGTGCGGGTCATCGAACTCAACGACGGCACCCGCCCCATTCGCACTATTCCCACCGCAGTTATCGGCATGGTTTGCACGGCTGAAGATGCGGACCCACTGGTTTTCCCTCTGGACACGCCCGTCCTGCTCACCAACGTGCAAACTGCCGTCGGCAAAGCCGGCGTCAAGGGCACCCTGGCCGCGAGCCTGCAAGGCATCGCCGACCAGACCAAGCCCTACGTCATCGTGGTGCGGGTCAAGGAAGGCGCCGACGAAGCGGCTACCACCAGCGCCCTGATCGGCGGCACCACCCCGACCGGCCAATACACCGGCATGAAAGCCCTGCTCGCCGCCAAGTCACGCGTGGGCATGACGCCTCGCATTCTCGGCGTGCCAGGTCTGGACAGTTTGCCGGTGGCCACCGCCCTCGGCGCCATCGCCAAAGACCTTCGCGCCTTTGCTTACGTCAGCGCCTGGGGCTGCAAAACCAAGGAAGAGGTGGTCGCTTACCGCGAGAACTTCGGCGCCCGCGAAATGATGGTGATCTGGCCGGACTTCCAGAACTGGGACAGCGTCGCCAACAAGACCGCCACCGCCTCGGCAGTGGCCCGTGCGCTGGGCCTGCGCGCCAAGATCGATCAGGAGACAGGTTGGCACAAGACCCTGTCCAACGTAGCCGTAAGCGGCGTCACAGGTATCAGCGCCGATGTGTTCTGGGATCTGCAAAACCCGGCTACCGACGCCAACTACCTGAACAGTAACGACGTCACCACGTTGATCAATGCCAACGGCTTCCGCTTCTGGGGTAGCCGTACTTGCAGCGACGATCCGCAGTTCGCTTTCGAAAACTACACGCGCACTGCGCAGATCCTCGCGGACACCATGGCCGAAGCGCATATGTGGGCCATCGACCGCCCTATGCACGCCTCGCTGGTACGGGACCTGGTCGAAGGCGTGAACGCCAAGATGCGCGAGCTGAAATCCCAGGGTTACTTGATCGGGGGCAACTGCTGGTATCCGGACGACATCAACACCAAGGACACCCTCAAGGCCGGCAAGCTCTGGGTGGATTATGACTACACCCCAGTGCCGCCGCTTGAAGACCTCACCTTCCGCCAGCGAATCACCGACCGTTACCTGATCGACTTCGCCAAAGGCATCAATAGCTAAACCGGGCCTCCCCGAAAGGGGAGTTCACCCTCAACACGTCTCCCGGAGAACACCGCCATGGCAATGCCTCGCAAGCTCAAAAACCTCAACCTGTTCAATGACGGCAACAGCTACCTCGGCGTGGCGAAGTCCGTCACCCTGCCCGCCCTCGGCCGCAAGATGGAAGCCTATCGCGGCGGCGGGATGAATGGCCCGGTCAAATCTGACCTGGGCTTTTCTGATGACGGCATCCAGTTCGAATGGAAGACCGGTGGCCTCGATCTGATCTCTCTGCGCCAGTTCGGCGCCGTCAACGCCTCCAGCGTGGCCCTGCGATTCTCTGGCCCATACCAACAGGACGACACGGGCGAAACGAGCAACGTGGAAGTGGTCGTGCGAGGTCGTCACGAGACCATCGAGATGGGCGAAGCCAAGGCCGGCGAAGACACCGAACACTCCATGAAAACCACCTGCAGCTACTACAAGCTGACCGTGGATGGCGAAGAAATCATCGAAATCGACCTGCTCAACTTCGTCGAGAAAGTCAACGGCGTGGACATGCTGGAGAAGCACCGCACCGCCATGGGCATCTGACCCGCCCGCTCGATCAAGCCTCACCCTTTAATCACCAGGAGCAAATCCAATGAAAGACGAAACCATCGAACAGCCCGACGTGCAGCAGCTGGCCGACGACAACACCGTCACCCTCGACACTCCAATTCGTCGAGGCACTACCACTATCGACACCATCACCCTGCGCAAGCCGAACTCCGGCGAATTGCGCGGCGTGAGCCTGGTAGAGCTGCTGCAGATGGACGTCGGCAGTTTGATCAAGGTTCTGCCACGCATCAGCGCACCGAGCCTCACCGCTGTAGAAGTTGCAGGCATGGACCCGGCCGACCTTCTGGCCTTGAGTAGCAAAATCTCTGGTTTTTTGTTGCAGAAGTCGGCGAAGACGGATGCATCCCTCGTCGCGTAGAAGACGCCATGGCCGATCTGGCCGTGGTTTTTCACTGGGCACCGGCTGATATGGATCAGTTGGGCCTGCAAGACCTGATGGACTGGCGCGAGCGCGCTAGGGTGCGGAGTTCCACTGATGGCGAATGATCTGAGGCTACAGGTGCTGCTCAGCGCCATCGACCAAGCCACGGGACCACTGAAGAAAATCACGGGCGGCAGCCAGGAAACCGCCCGAGCGCTCAAGGCTGCACGTGACCGCCTGAAGGAACTCAACACCCAGCAGCGCGACGTCATCGCCTGGCGCGAGCTACAAGCCGCTACCAAAGCCACCTCCGAGGCACTGGCTGCGAACAACTCCAAGGTAGGCGAACTCGCCCGCACCACTGCCAAAGTCCGTCAACAGCTCGCACCGACTCAAGCACTTTTCGAACAGTCCCGGCAGAAGGTTGACGCTCTCAAAACCAGTCAATCCGACCTCAAGCGCGAACTCACGGGAACGCGTAACGCTTTGGGTTTGCTTGGCGACGAACACCGTCAATCAGGCAGCCAGATCGCCGCCCTGAATGCCGTGATGCAAAAGGGCAATGCCCTCACCCGCGAACAGCAAGCCGAGTACACCCGACTGACTGCTGCTCAGCGCGAGCGTAAAACTCAGCTGGATCAGCTTGCAGCCAAGGAAAAGACCTTGGCAGACCGCTACACGCTTAGCACCGCGCAGCTGCGCACCAGTCGCGCCGGCCATTCCAGTCTGCGTGACGAAATTCTCCGGTTGGAAACTCCGTTCAAAGCCCAGCTCACTCTGCTCAAGCAACACACCGCCGAGTCGAAGCGCTTGGGCGAGCAGTACGGTCAGCAGCAAGGGAAGCTATCTGCCCTGGGCACGCAGTTGAAAGACGCTGGCATCAACACCAATGCCCTGGGCGCTTCCGAGTTGAAGCTTAAGCGGGACATGGACATCGCCACCCTGGCGATCAACGCGCAGATGGACCGGCTGGACGCGCTGAAACGCAAGCAGGACAGCCTGGCGAAGGCCCGTGCCACCTACGATAAAACCCAGAGCATGGCCGGCCGCATGGCTGTATCAGGTGCCGCCGGTCTCGGTGTGGGATACGCCGCAAGCCGGCCCGTGGCCTCAGCTATCAAGGCTTTTGCCCCGAATGAGGACTCTGCCACGCAGTTGAAGGTGTCGATGATGAGCGACACTGGGAAGGTCTCTGAAGACTTCCAAAAGATCACGGACCTGGCCACCAAACTTGGCGATCGCCTGCCCGGTACCACGGCGGACTTCCAGAACATGATGACCATGCTCCGACGCCAGGGTCTCAGCGCTCAAAGTATTCTCGGCGGTACAGGTGAAGCGGCTGCCTACCTGGGCGTTCAGCTCAAGATGGAAGCCACCGACGCGGCTGAGTTCGCCGCGAAAATGCAAGACGCTACCCGCACCACCGAGAAGGACATGATGGGCCTGATGGACACCATCCAGCGCGGTTTCTACGCAGGCGTGGACCCAGGCAACATGCTCCAGGGTTTCAGCAAAATCGCGCCGGTGATGGACGTCATCAAAAAGTCAGGGATCGATGCGGCCAAAGAACTGGCACCGCTGCTGATCATGATGGACCAGGCCGGTATGGAGGGCAGTTCCGCCGGTAACGCCTTCCGTAAAATTTTCCAGGCTGGTTTGAATCAAGACAAAGTCGAGAAAGCCAACAGCATCGCAGCTGGCGCGAACAAGGGCGTCTCGCTCAAATTCACGGATGACAAAGGCAACTTTGCTGGCCTAGAGAACCTTTACGCGCAGGTGGAAAAGCTGAAGGTTCTGAACGATTCAGACCGTACGGCCGTCATCAGTAAGCTGTTTGGCGACGACGCTGAAACCATGACCACCCTGAATACAATGATGAATAAGGGGCTGGCTGGATACCAGGAAGTACAGCAGAAGATGCAATCCCAAGCTGATCTGCGTACCCGCGTCAACGAGCAGCTCGGTACTCTGACCAACGTGATGGAAGCAGCCGAAGGCAGTTTTACCAACGCCATGGCCGAATTCGGTGCTGCTGTTGCGCCCGAATTGAAAGACCTGATCAACACCCTGGGTGAAATCGCCAACAAAATTGGCACCTGGGCGCGCGAAAACCCAAAGCTCGCCGGTGGACTTGTCAAAGTCGTGGCAGCCGTAGCAGCCGCAGCGGTTGTATTCGGCACATTGGCCCTGACCATGGCGAGTATGCTCGGCCCCTTCGCTGTGCTGCGCTATGGCATGGCGATGTTCGGCATTCGCCTGGGGACAATCAAAGCCCAGTTGATCGGTACCCGCGTAGCAGCAGCTGGGGCAGGTGTCGAAGTCGGACGGATGGGACGAATCTGGAAAACGTTGACCGCAAGCCGAGCAGCCGGAGGCATGATGAGCGTCATCCCCTCCCTGGTCAGTTCTGCTCGACTGGCCGCAGTAAGCGTGCTGCCAATGCTCAGCGGTGCGATCAGTGCGGTCGGCGCTGCAATCCTCGCTACACCGATAGGTTGGTTGGTTGCAGCGGTCGCCGGTTTGGTGGCGGCTGCCGTCCTCATCTACAAATATTGGAAACCGATCAAGGGATTCTTTCTTGGTTTTTGGCAAGGGCTCACAGAAGCCCTGCAGCCAGTACTAGGTGGGTTCAGTAAGTTCGGTGGATTGCTCGCCAGCCTGGCCAAGGCCGCCTACTCCATTCCAGTTGTAGGTTTTGCATTGCAACTGCTCGGCAACATCGTCCGCCCGCTGTTCAACATAATCTCGTCCGGTATCAGCACTGTGATCGGTTGGTTCAGTAATCTTTTGACTCCGGTCGAAGACGTCGGCGGCGCGGCGCAGTCGATGGGCCAGCGCTTTGGTTCAGCCATCGGCGGCATGATCATGACTCTGCTACAGGGCATCGGCTCGATCGCCACCGGCGTAGTCAATATCTGGACCACCATCAAGGCTAGCTTTGACCAAGGCCTCGTGGGCATTCTGCAATTGATCACCAACTTCAGCCCATTGGGTCTGTTCTACCAGGCATTTGCCGGCGTCATGAATTACTTTGGCGTAGAACTGCCAGGCAAATTTACCGAGTTCGGCAGCATGATCGTCAACGGCCTGGTCAACGGCTTGACCGCCGGCCTCGGCGCCGTGAAGGGAGCTATCGGTTCAATCGGCGACTCCAGCATCGGATGGTTTAAGGAAAAGCTCGGTATCCACAGCCCATCGCGAGTGTTCGCTGAGTTGGGCGGTTTCACTATGGAAGGTCTGACAAAGGGGCTGGAGAGCGGACAGAAAGGGCCGCTCAATGCCTTGTCGAGTATGAGCCAGAAACTGACCGCCGCCGGCACGCTTACCCTCACCGCGCCAGCCATCCCAGCCATGCCAGCGTTGGACGGCTTTACCATGGAAACACTGACAAAGGGGCTGGGTGGTGGACAGAAAGGGCCGCTTAGCACCTTGTCGAGCATGAGCAAGCAGCTGACCGCAGCCGGCACACTGGCCCTAACCGCGACAGCCATGCCGGCGTTGGCAGTTGATGACCGCCCCCCGATCAGCAGCTCGGGGACATCGACGCTTTACGACAGCCATGACACCTACCAAATCACTTTCGCTGCAGCACCAGGCATGGACGTGCAGGCCATGGAAAAAAGCCTGCGCGCCATACTCAGCAAGATTGAAAACGAGAAACGCGCCCGTCAGCGCAGCAAGCTATCGGATCGGGATTAATTGTCATGATGCTAAGCCTCGGCATGTTCGTGTTCAGCCTATCGACCCTCGCCTACCAGGAACTGCAGCGCCAGACCAACTGGCGCCATGCTAGCAACAGTCGCGTCGGCGCGGCTCCTGCGCTGCAATTTGTTGGCCGTGGCGACGACACCATCACCCTCCCCGGTCTACTTTTGCCGGAGCTGGCCGGCAGCATTCTCAGCCTGGATGCTTTGCGTTTGATGGCGAACACTGGCAAGGCCTGGCCGATGGTCGAGGGCACCGGGCGGATTTATGGTTTGTGGGTGATCGAAAGCCTGAGCGAGACGAAGACCTTGTTTTTCCGCGACGGCACACCACGACGTATTGAGTTCACCCTGACCCTGAAACGTACAGATGATGACCGTATCGATCTGCTCGGAGCTGCTACCAGCACCGGCCTGAACATTCTGCGGGGGTTGCTGTGATTGATGCCGCGATCTCCAAGGTCACCGGGTTCCTCAAGGACACGGCCGAACGGTTCGTCAGGGACGCAGCTTATCCCGTGCCAGCGTTCCGCCTTATGGTCGACGGCAACGACATCGCTCACCTGGTAAGCCCGCGCTTAATGACCTTGGGGCTGACCGACAATCGTGGCGTGGAGGCCGACCAGCTCACTATCACGCTGAGCGACCACGACGGCCTGTTGTCGATACCACCAAAGGGTGCAGTACTTCGTTTGTGGTTGGGGTGGAGCGACACGGGCCTGGTGGACAAAGGCACCTATACCGTAGACGAAACCGAACACAGCGGTGCCCCGGACGTGCTCAACATCCGCGCTCGCTCGGCCGACCTGCGCAAGGGCCTGAAAACCAAACGCGAACGTAGCTGGAGCAACACCACGCTCGGCGACGTGCTGGGCGATATCGCCATTGGCAACGGTCTGACGGCCACCATCGCCGGAGCACTTGATGGGTTGCCCATTCTGCAGCTCGACCAGGCCAATGAATCAGACGCAAACCTGATCAGCCGCCTGGGCGAAGAGTTCGACGCGGTGGCCAGCGTCAAAGCAGGATGCCTGCTATGCCTGCCGGCGGGCGGCGGCAAGACCGCCAGCGGCATGGACCTGCCGCACATCACTCTCACCCGCGCCGACGGCGATCAGCACCGCTACCTGCAAGCCGACCGCGACAGCTACGACGGCGTGCGCGCGTATTACTACGACGTGAACAGCGCCAAGAAACAGGAAGCCATTGCCGGCGGCGGCGAGAATCTCAAAGACCTGCGCCATACCTACAGCGACCAGCAATCAGCATTGCGCGCCGCCCGTGCGGAGTTTCGGCGCGTGCAACGCGGTAGCGCCACGCTCAGCTACACCCTGGCTATGGGCCGGCCGGACCTGATCCCAGAGCTGACGTACACGCTCCAGGGCGTGAAGACGGAAATCGACGAGATCATCTGGTATGGCGGAAACGTGGAGCACAGTTTGACCGCAGACGGCGGCTACACCGTGAGCTTGGATTTGGAAAGCAAATTGCCAGAAGACGATGTAGAAGACTTGGCTGAAGAAAATAAGGGCGATTACACAGGGATCATCGCGTACTACCGCGACCATAAAACCGGGAAGGAAAAGAGGATTACAGCGGGAGATCAGTCGAAGCCGAGGCGGTTGCGTTGGCTGTATGCGAGTGAAAAGACGGCTAAGAGGGCGGTGGATCGTGAATGGGCGAAAATGCAGAGTTCGAGAGTTTAAGGGAAAAACCCGGCGATGCCGGGTTTCATTTTACTCTTTCAACAGCACGTCAATGAAACGCAAAATATCCTTCTGCTGTTGCTGGTCCAGTCGTTTGAACAATTGAACCACCTTTCTTTCAAGCTGACTCAGCTCCATGATTTCAACATTGTCTGACTGGTTTGACTGGACCTCTTTACGCACCGACATGTGTCACTCCTTTCAACACAACCGGCTGCCCGGCGCCAACCTAGGCGCCAACAAAAGCACCCGGAGGTAGAAGCGAGTTTCAATGCAGAGTTGGCGTGTCATCGGAGATCTATAAGATTTTCAGACAAGCGCTCAGGAAGAAGAACACAAATCCTGCGCGATTTGGACGAGGTTGCTGTAGTCCATCTTTACAGCAGGCATCGTTGGGCTTGGCTTTGTAATGACCCGCCCATCTGCCCACCCACGGCTCTTGGCAATGCTTCGAGCACTCCCATTAAGCGCATACACGGTACCGTCAGAAGTGCGAGCCAGTGCTTTGGGTGATGGGCCTTCGCACATCAGGTCGACGCTATCGACGATGAACGGCCACGCGTCCCCGAAATCAACGTTGGAAACACGCTGAGCTTTCACATCACCAACACAGTTAAGCGCTACGAGCATGCCACCCAACATTCCTAAATATTTCAATCCTTGAATCATCCTGTACTCCCTATTTTTTTTGATTGAACGCCTGCACCAGCCGTTTTACCGCGCCTTTATCCTCTTCGTCCAACGAACGGATGACCTTGACCATCTCCAACTCATCGGCCGCCAGCGTCCCTTCGCCGACAGCCAATCGATCGCCAGTTACGACGTACAGCACGTCTACACCTTTGGTGGCGACAGCCGCTAGATAGGCCGCATCAGGGCTTCGCTCACCCTTTTCATAGTTGAACTGAGATGTCTTGGCGACGCCTGCAAATGCGGCGAAGTCAGCTTGATTGAATCCCAAGCGGACGCGCTCCTGCCTCAGCCTTTCACCGATATTCAACAAAACAACCCCTTAATGAGTTGACTATTCAACATTCGTTGAATATTCTTCCCCTGTCATCACACGAAACCACACGAATCGAGACTATGCCGAACGCATCCCCCATCGAGCAAGCATGCCAAGCGGCCCGTGATCGTCTGGCACGTCTTGGAATCACGGCCAAAGACTGGGCCGAAGAAAATGAATTCAACCCATCGACGGTCTACGCAGTTTTGAACGGGCAGAAAAAATGCCTACGTGGCGAAGCTCACCGCGCGGCTGTGCTGCTCGGTATCAAAGACGGCGAGATTGCAAATTAGGGCCTCTGGCTCCAAGGGGAAACCAGAAGATGAAACGCCCAGTTCTAGCAAGCAAGCGCCAGGTAATGAGCGCGGTAATCAGCGACTACAAAGGTGGTCGCGAATGTGCAGCCGCCCGCCTCGGCTACGAACTCAAAAAGTTTGATAACCACATCTACGAAAACGCCGGAAGCCGGCCTCTGACCGACGAGCAGATTCACTGCTTGGAGCAGGACGCGGGCACCACACACCTCCCGGAATACATCGCGGCACTGTACGGCGGTATGTTTGTGCCCCTAGCCAAGCCAGAGACTTTGGACAATGTCGACCTCTACAACCGCTCGGTTAACGCTGCTGCCAAGCGCGGTGTGGTCGACCAGATCATAGCCAAGGCACTGGACGATGGAGTCATTGAACCGGATGAAGCCGAGGCAATCCTTGCTGCTCATAACCGGTACATGTCGGCCCGTCATTCGGAAGTACTTGCCACGATCCTGTTGCACACAAAGGGGACCGTTCAGTGAGCACTTACAAGCTGGTGTGCCCTTGCTGCAACAGTTCTATGCGTATCCGAACCTCCGAAGGGCAGACGCCTTGTTTCCGCTCGATGTACTCGGAATGTACCAACCTGCTTTGCGGCGCCACCTTCTCCGGCTCGTTGGTTTGGGAATACCAGCTCAGCCCATCGGGCATTGACCGCCCACTTACGGTCCTGCCCATGGCCCCAACAAAGGTGCGTTTGCTTGCACGTCGAAACCTCACGGTAAACAACGATCAACCCGATCTGCTGGACCAACTGGAAATGGAGCGCGCGTGATGAACCTTGACCAACAGACTCATGACTACCGCAGCAGCATGCAACACGCTGCTTTCGCTTACCTGCAACGCCATGAGGCAGAACATTTGGTGGATTCCGATCTGTTATTCGATCGCTGCATTCACCACCTCACCCTTGCATTGGAGGTGCCGGTATTCATGGCGCCCAAGCTGGTCCACAACGCCTGGACTGAACTGCAAATGATCAAAAAGCGCCGCTGGATAGGCATCGATTGGGCCACTGGAACTGACACCACCCGTGTACACCTGGTGGATGTTCTAGCGGATCAACGCTTCCCCGTACCGGCTCGCTTCCTGCCGCAAAAAATGCTCAACCAGCGCAACGCCGTACACAAGCCACACCCTCAGTAACGCTCCCTATTAAACCCCTGCCCTGCCCCATCCCAATGGGTTTGGGTGAGCTTTGCCCGCGATCCGAGGTGGACCATGGAAATCGACATCGCCATCACCGCAAAACTGCCCCGCGACCACGCTGAGGCACTGCTCATTGAGCTCCGTGCGCAGTACGCGGTGCTGCTCAACGAGCATTGGTATGACGACCGCTTTCGCATGATCCCCGAGGGTTTGCGGCACGGCTCATTGCTCGTGGCCTTCCCCGCGATGGCCGCACGAAAAAGCCTGATTGGCGCCCTTAAACACAGTCTCGACGAAGCGAAGTAAGCCACGATGGAAATGGAACAAAGGCTACGAGCCGACGTCATCCAACGCATTGAGCGGGACTACCAGCTCAAGCACATGGCCAACACCAATTACATGCGCAAGGGTGTGTGCCCAGCCTGCCGCCAGAAAACCCTGTACACCTTCTACGACTCGCCTTGGACGCTGATCTGCGGAAGGCCGGAAAAGTGCGACCACCGCGTCTACGTAAAAGACGTCTACGACGATCTGTTCAACGACTGGAGCAAGACAGCGCCGTCGACAGCGGACAACCCGCAGGCCACAGCGCGCGCCTACCTTGAGTTTGCGCGGGGTTTCAAGTTTGAGCTGATCGCAGGCTTGTTCACTCAGGATAACTACTGGGATGGACGCCTAAACATCGGTAGCGCCACTGTGCGTTTCGCCCTGGAGAAAGGTGGCTACTGGGAGCGCCTGATAGATCGGCCCGACCGATTCGGCAAGATGAAAGCCCGCTTCCGCCCCACCGGCGAAGGCTTGACGGGTTACAAGGGCGTCTGGTGGTGCCCGCCGAGTGTGGACCTGCTGGAAGTCGACGAACTATTCATAGTAGAGGGAATCTTCGACTCCATCGCTCTGCTGCACAATGAAGTGCCGGCCGTGTCGATGATGTCCAGCGCCCCCTGCCCCATCGACTCACTCAAGGCCTTGGTCAAGTTACGTCAGGACGCTGGCAAACGTCTGCCGCGCCTGGTGTGGGCACTGGATAACGAGCCAATCGCCAAGGCCAACATGCGCCGCTGGGCAAAGGAAGCGAGCGAGCTGGGCTTCGCCTGTAAAGCAGCCGTTATACCGCAGCCCAACGGCAAAAAGGTCGATTGGAACGACCTGCACCTGCGGTGGAAGTCGATCGAGGGCGACGACAAACGCGCAGAGCGCATTGAGCAAGACCTTGGCGAAGCCCGCCACCAGGGCGATTTGCTGCTGGCTGATTCGGCTGAAGAAAAGGCGTTCCTGATCTACGTGCGCAACGAGCGCAAAGAATTTCACTTCACGTTCCGCAAACGCTTGTACTGGTTTCGGCTGGACCTTGAAAAGTATGACCGTGCGATGACCGATCTGGAAAGCTCGGAACGCCACGAAGACCAGTTACTCACGGAAGAACAGCGACGCTACAAGGCACTGCGCCAATCTGGCTCGGTGACCAGCATCGCCAACTGCAATTTCCAGGCGCTGTATTACATGCGCAACGACCTGACCGATGAGGCTTGGTACTACTTCCGTATCGAGCGCCCACAAGGGCCAGCCATCAAGAGCACGTTCACGGCCAAACAGCTCACGTCGGCGCCAGAGTTCGCGAATCGCCTGCTCAACGTCTCCAACGGCGCGATGTTCGAAGGCAGCGCCCAGCAACTGAAACGAATCCTGGCCCCTCAACTGGACTGCCTGAAAACCGTCAACACCATCGAATGGATCGGCTACAGCCGCGACCACGGCGCCTATGTCTTCAACGACCTGGCCTTTCACGGCGGCAAGGTGCAGGTGCGTAACAAGGAGGACTTTTTTGACCTCGGCAAACTGAGCATCAAGTCACAGAGCCAGTCGCCGGTGCTGCATATCAACACCGACCTCAACGCCTACAACGAAGGTTGGTTCGACATTTACTGGCGCTGCTTTGGCGTACAGGGGTTGGTGGTACTGGCCTGGTGGCTGGGCGCGTTGCACGCCGAGCAGATCCGCCAGATCCACAAGTCACTTATGTTCCTGGAGCTGGTGGGCGAAGCCGGCTCGGGCAAGACCACTCTTGTGGAGCTGCTGTGGAAGTCAGTCGGGCGTACTGATTACGAAGGCTTTGACCCATCCAAAGCCACCGCCGCCAGCCGCGCGCGCAACTTCTCGCAGGTCAGCAACTTGCCGGTAGTGCTGATCGAATCTGAGCGTGAACAGAAAGAAGGCCAGCCGGTTAAACACTTCGACTGGGACGAACTGAAAACCGCCTACAACGGCCGCAGTGTTCGCTCCACCGGCGTGAAGAACAACGGCAACGACACCCACGAACCGCCGTTCCGCGCCGCCTTGCTGATTGCGCAAAACAACCCGGTGAACGCATCAGAGCCAATCCTGCAGCGTATCTGCCACGTTCACCTGACACGTGAGCACCACACGCCGGAGACCAAGCAGTACGCGGAGCAGTTGGAGCGCATGCCAATGGACAGTATCAGCGGCTTCCTGGTCAAGGCGCTGCAACGCGAAGCCGAAACCATGCGGCTGTTGGAGGAAAACACCTCCGGCTACGAACAGGAACTGCTGGCCCTGCCTGGTGTGCGCACCGTGCGTATCGCTAAGAACCACGCCCAGCTGCGCAGCCTGGTGGACGCATTGGCCGGCGTCGTGCCGCTCGGCGATCGCCGCAAGGCCCTCGCCCACGCCGAAATCAACCGCATGGCCCTGGAGCGGCAGCAGGCAATCAATGCCGACCACCCTACCGTGCGCGAGTTTTGGGACCTGTACGAATTCCTCAATGGCATGGATGAGAAAGCCGCGCTGAACCATGCGCGCCGCGATGGGCTGATCGCCGTGAACCTCAACGAGTTTGTGGAAATGGCTGCCAATAAACGGCAGCAGGTGCCACCGCTGAGCGACCTGAAACGCCTGCTCAAGACCAGCAAGTCACCCAAATTTCTGGAGTCGAACAAGCCCGTCAACTCGGCGCGCCAAGTCGATGCGTTCGACAAACCGAAAACCATACGCTGCTGGGTATTCCAGGGCGTGTAACCACTGCAACAACAGGAGCAGCACCATGCAAACCGAACTCAAATCGGCCATTCGATTCAACGACTTTGTCGCCTACTTCGGCGCGCGGGGGATACTGGCTATGGCCTGGTGGATGGGGGCCGTGCATGCGGGCCGAATTCGTGAGGACCAGACCAGCTTCCCATTCCTGCAGATAGTCGGCGCCGCCGGCAGTGGCAAGAGTCTGCTGCTGGGCTACCTCCAAAAGCTGAATGGGCAAACGCCATATTCCGACTTCCTGGGGCATTCCACTCCAGCAGGGCGAGCGCGCACGTTTGCCAGCGCAGGGCAACGGATTGTCATTTGCGAGGAACAAGGCGAGTTAGGCCAATCCATTGATTGGGACGAATTGAAGCCGCTTTTTAGCTCCGGCAGCGTGAGCGTTCGCTCGGGGGATGGCCTGAGTGAGGAAGTGACATTCCGCGGGGCTTTGGTGATAACCGCCAACCAACGGCTGGAATGCAGTGATGCGGTCACCAGCAGAATGGTTACGGTCGATCTCTCAGCTCACGACGCCCACACGCCAAGAATCCGGCCGGATGCCATTGGCAACCTCAACGCTACTGAGGCAAGTGCGTTCGGTATCGAGATTGCGCAGTCTGGAGAATGGATTTGCAGCAGTCTCAAGGCGTTTTTACCCGCATATCAAGGCCAGCTCACTCGTAAATACGGGACAGACCTGAACAGGCGCACAGCCCTCAACTGTGCACAGATGATCTGTCTAGTTGACCTGCTCTGCAATCTTCTCGCTGTTCCGCAGCACCTTCAGCTTGAGACCAGGAAGTTGGTTCACGACATCGCCTTCTTCGACACCATCCCCTACTGACCCGGCCTTCGAAAGGAGAACCCGCATGACTACGTCTGCCCAAAAACAGCAGCCCAACTGGTTCCAGCAACTGCAGGAGTTCGAAGCCAAGCGCCCTGCCATCCGCAAGGCCGGTATTGAAGCGCTGGCCCGGCTGGTCCCTGTCGCCCAGCGCGATACAGGCCAGAGCGCGGTGATCGGTCGCTTCCTGCTCGCGCTCTACAACGGCCGCGACTACCCCTTTGTCCTGACCAGCCTGCGCGGCCTCGACACCGCACTGTTCGACGACTGTCTGGCGGTGCTGCAACTGGACTACTCGCCAGAGCAAGAGGTGCACACGTACCTGCCCGACGGCGATGCGATCTGGGAAGAACTGATAGGTACCTGGGCATGAAATGGGCGCCGAAACGCAATAGGGACGGGCAAGTCCAGCAGAACTGCTGGGTAACCGACAACGGCTACACCGTCGCGCTGTGCAGGTTGCCAGAGTCGCGCTACCCCGTAACTCGCCCAGGCGGCGAACTGCCCTTCGCTTATGCGAAAGACCGGGACGAAGTCATAACGATCATTGAGCAAGACCAGGCCAAACCGGCCTGAAAGATGGTGTCGAGGAGCGCCAACTCCCCGACACCTACCACTACAAAGGAGCAGCACCATGCAAGCACAGACCCAAAGCAGCAGCGCCGTAGAGGCTAGCACCCCACCGAACATCAAGCGATACCTGGTCAAGGAAACGTGGAAGGAATACGAGGTAACTCTTGAGGTGAACCACGACGTACTGACCAAGGAAACCGCATCACTGATCAATGGTTTTTGGTCGAATGCCGGTGATCGGCTCTCCGCTGAAAACGGCGATATCGTCCGTACCGTTATCCGCCTGTTTGGTCAGACGATGATCTACCGGATGCTGAGCGAAGGTGGAGCCAGCTTCAGCATCACCACCAAACACTGTATGACGGGTGATAATCCTGGGCACTTTTGGACCCAAGACCTTCACAACGAAGAAGGTTGGGGTGGCAATGAACCTGGGCCCTACGGCTTTTGTGGCATTCGCGTCATCGCAGCTGATGTCGATACGCCTAGCTACGACGACGTCGAGCTGGTGGAGGTGTCCATTGCTTAAGCGCACCCTCACCCACTTCCACCTCTGCTGCGGCCTGGGTAGCGGTGCCGCTGGCTTTAGCGACTCCAAACCAGTCCTGGGCCCCGTGCAAGCTGAATGGCGCTGCCTGGGTGGCGTCGATGTCGACCCGGCCGGTTTACGTGACTTCCAGATGATGACCGGTGTGCCTGGCACGCTGATGGACCTGTTCACCCGCGAGCAGTTCACCGCGTTCCACGGCCAGCAGCCACCCGCCGACTGGAAGGAAGCCACGGCGGAGGATCTGCGCCGCGCCGCCGGAAATGAAGACCCGGATGCAGTGTTTATCAGCAGCCCCTGCAAAGGGGCCTCAGGGCTCCTGTCCGAGACGATGAGCCAGACGCCCAAGTACCGAGCGCTCAATGAGCTGACGTTGCGCTGTGTGTGGTTGATGTGCGAAGCCTGGAAGCACAACCCGGTGAAGTTGATCGTGTTCGAAAACGTGCCGCGCCTGGCTACCCGTGGCCGCTACCTGCTGGACCAGATCACCAAGCTGCTCCGCCACTACGGCTACGCGGTGGCGGAAACTACCCACGACTGTGGCGAAATCGGTGGATTGGCACAGAGCCGCAAGCGTTTCTTGCTGGTGGCCAGGCACGTCGAGCAGGTTCCAGCGTTCCTGTATGAACCTGAAAAACGCAGCCTGCGCGCCGTCGGTGACGTGCTGAGCCGCATGCCGCTGGCCGGCGACATCGATCAGGCGGGGCCGATGCACCGGGTGCCGGCGTTGCAGTGGAAAACATGGGTACGCCTGGCCCTGGTGGAGGCAGGGAAGGATTGGCGCAGTCTGAGCCGGTTTGCGATCGAGGATGGGTATCTGCGCGACTTCGTCATCGTGCCGGAATATCGTGCTGGTTATATGGGGGTGCATGACTGGCAGGACACTGCTGGCACGGTCGCCGGCCGGTCTAGCCCAACCAACGGCAAATTCTCGGTAGCCGATCCTCGGCCCACCAGTAAATTCGAATACACCCAATACGGCGTGCTGCCCTATGACCGTCACTGCGGCGTAGTCACCGGCCAACGTAGCCCAGGACAGGGTACGTTCAGCGTTGCGGATCCGCGCATGGGCGGTGAGCGTCACAACAATGTGTTCCGAGTGGTTCGCAACGACCAAGCCGCCGGCACTGTCACCGCAGGGCACGGGCCCAGCTCCGGCGGGCAGGCTGTGGCAGACCCTCGGCAACCGTCCAAAGGCTTCGGCAAGTACCTGGTCACCGACTACAGCAAGCCGGCCGGCACCGTAATCGCCGGCAGCACCACCGGACAAGGCGCTTTTGCTGTGGCAGATCCTGCCTACAAAAACTGGCACCCGAACGCCAGCACGCAAAAGCTGCGGATCACGCCCTGGTGCGAGAGCGCCAAGACTGTGACCGGATCACAACAGGTCGCCAGCGGGGCTTTATCGATCGCTGACCCGCGACCTGGCATGTCGCGCACTAAGGGCGATGCCTACTTGACTGGCGGGCATTACGGTGTAGTCGACTACAACACCCCGGCCGGCGCCGTTTCCGCCAGTGCCTGCCACGACAACGGACGGTGGTCGGTTGCTGATCAGCGCATGCCAGCGCCTAACGACCGCCTGACCTGCATGATCACCAGCCTGGACGGTACTTGGCACCGCCCGTTCACCACCCTTGAACTGGCTGCGCTGCAATCGCTGTTTGATCCAGAGGACCACTGGTCAACGGACCCGCAGACCGCCCATGAAATTCAGGTGATGCAGCGGGTGCGCAAGATCGAGCAAGCGCGGTTCTTTCTGTTGGACGGCATCAATGATGGCAACCACCGGGAGCGGATCGGCAACGCGGTGCCGCGCGCGGCGGCAAAGGCGATGGCCGACGTATTCGGCATGACGCTCCTCCTTTCCGAGGCTGGGGAGACGTTCATGCTCAGCAACGTGTCGATTTGGGTGCAGCCGGTGGCTATTGCGTTGAGCGTGGCTCAGCTGGAGCAGCAGCAATGATCAAGACAATCCTTGACCCATGCTGCGGGAGCAGGATGTTTTGGTTCGATAAGAAGCACCCGGCGGTCATCTTCGGTGACATCAGGACCGAACAAAAAGCCCTGTGTGATGGCCGGACATTGACCGTCTGCCCTGACGTCACGCTTGATTTTCGTGACCTTCCTTATGCAGACGGCGCCTTCAAGCTGGTTTCTTTTGACCCACCGCACCTTGTACGTGCTGGGGCGGAAAGTTGGATGAAGGCTAAGTACGGGGTGCTTAACCCGAAAACATGGCAGGAAGACCTGCGGCGTGGCTTTGCAGAGTGTTTTCGTGTGTTGGCCACCGACGGCGTACTGGTTTTCAAGTGGAATGAAACTCAGATCCGCACCAGCCAGATTCTGTCGCTTACAGATCAGCAGCCCCTCTTCGGGCACCCAAGCGGCAAGAAAGGCGGCACGCACTGGATTGTTTTCATGAAGACCGAAGCATCGCTACCCACCGTTTCGGAGGCTGTATGACTGTTTTCCTACTGCTTTACCTGTGCGCGGATGCGACCCGAACGGATTGCCAGGTGGTGAGGGCTGATAGCTGGAGCGGCCCTACCGCCTATGCGCAGTGCGCCGACGTATTACCTGGGCTGACAGATGCGCTGACGGCACCTAACCAAAAGCGCCATCGGTTTGTCTGTGAGGTCCAGGGTGACAGCGCAAAAGCCGCAGAACACAAAGCGCCGTCGACCTTTATTCATCAATCATTTCGGATGTGACGGAGAGAACTCATGACCAGAATTGTCACTGAGCGAGACTTCAGAAAGCCAGAGTTTGCCAATGCTGACCCCGCCGACTACGAGTTTCGTGAGGACGGCGCAGTTGTACGCAAGGATCGCTGGCAAACAGCCGTTCACCAAATTCGGAGCCTGGTGGGTCCCAAAGGCCGTGAATTCGAAATTGCCGACGTAATAACGGCCGTGGAGAAACTAACTGTCAGTTGGTGCAATGCAGATCCTGAGGACTTCCAGGAGGCTCCAGCATGCATTGACGTCAAGCTCTCTTGCGGAAGCGTATTGAAACGACTGCAGCGTTTTGGGGATAAGTACGCTTGGTCATTTGGCTCGCTGGAGTTCGTTGCCGTGGATTTTGGAGCCGACATCGTCCAATGGACCGAAAGCGAGGTAGCACCTTGAACAACGGTAAATCCTTTCCCTGGAACCTCGACCTAACCGGCGTATGTGACCAATGCGGCAGATCCCGTGCACACGGCAACCACCAGAAGTGCAGCAAAGCGCGCCAGGCTGCCAACGCCAAGCGTCGCGCTGAGGAGGCTCAAGCCGGGGTCACACCGGCACCTAGAAAAAGCGCCAGCCTGTTCTGGTTACTTCGCCAGCAGTGATCGGCAACACTTAAACCGCAATACATCAGGCCCGGCGACGGGCCTTTTTTCTACCTGTTGGCAGAATCTTTCGATACATCGCGTGGGGACGCTTATGGCAGATGGCGTAGAGGCCCGGGGCAACTCGGTACGGGTCTACTTTCGTTTCAATGGTGAGCTGTGCCGGGAACTGGTGCCCGGCGGCAACACTCGGGAAAACCGGGAGCATGCAAAGCGCCTGGTCACAGTGATTGAGTACGAGATACAGGCCGGCACTTTCGATTACCGCCGGCATTTTCCCGAATCGACCAAGCTGGCCGAGAGCAGTTTCGGGCATTACCTGGACCTTTGGCTCACGATCAAGAGCAACAGCGTGGCCGCTACCTCTTTCCGTGGATATAAGAATAAGGCCGAGGTCCATGTGCGGCCGCGCTGGGGTGACGTTCAGATCGATCAGATTGACCATCTCGACCTGCAGGAGTGGATCCAGGGGCCGCTGTCGAAGCGGCTGAAGAACAAGACCATCCGCGACATCATCAGCAATGTGCGCCAGGTGTTCCGGTTGTACCGCACACGGAAGAAGGTCGCGCACGACCCAACCGAGGGGTTATTCGTGCGCCTACCCGATCCTGAGGCGCCGGACCCATTCACCAGGGCGGAAATCAAGCAGATCTTCAATACGCACACCAGCCGCACCCAGGAGCTGCTGATGGTGCAGTTCATGATTTGGGCGGGCCCACGTGTGTCGGAGACGATTGCGCTTGCCTGGGAGGACGTCGATCTGAAACAGGGGACGGTGACTTTTCGCCGATCCAAAGTTCGCGGCGCCTATCGCGTGACGAAAACCCGTCGATCTACACGCAAGGTGCGTCTGCTGGAGCCGGCGTGGGATGCATTGCGCAAACTGGACGCCATCAACCAGGTCAAGACTGTGGACACGGTCGATGTCGTCGAGCGGGACAATAAAACCGTCCGCAAGCACAAGCTGCACTTTGTATTCCTGAACACCAAGAGCGGCCTGCCACACGTCAGCGACTTTGTCGTGAGGGATAGGTTCTTCAAAGCGCACCTGAAAGCGGCCGGCGTTCGTTATCGCGGTCCTGGCCAGTGCCGGCACACCTACGCCAGCCAATTGCTCACCACAGGCGTGGCTTCGGTTGACTGGATCGCGGAGCAGATGGGCCACACCAGCGCGAACATGATCCGACAGCACTACGGCACGTGGATCAACGAGGACGGCCCGGACGTTATCGGCATGCTGCAGCACGCCCTGGGCATTCAGCCACCAAGTGGTGAAAAGCCAGTGTAAACCGGGTTCGAACGCGGGCAATCCAGCAGCTTGTGTTCCCATGGATGTTCCCATATGGGCCTTTTTTGACCCTCTGAAAACACAAAACCCCTGAAAACTTCAACGTTTTCAGGGGTTTAGTCGTTTCAAATTTGGCGGTGAAGGAGAGATTCGAACTCTCGATACAATTTCTTGTATACACACTTTCCAGGCGTGCTCCTTAAGCCACTCGGACACTTCACCGTATCTCGTCAAACCAGTTCAGTCTGTCGAGGCGCGCTAATGTAGTCGAAAGCCTTTCTGATGGCAAAGGTTTTTTTCAGAATTTTCATGCGCTTAGACGGCTATGCCGTGATGCGCCCGGCAAGGGGCGGTGATTCTGCCATTCTTGGGCATCCGCAGCATGCGTCTGGGACGGTCGCTGCGCCCTGCCTCGGGTCGTCTACCCTTGGGGATGCGGGAAAAGTCTGACTGCTCAGTCAGTCACGGCGCTTTACCGGGGCGGGCGTGGTGGGTAACGTCTGCGCATGCACGTCCATAAACAGCCTATCTATAACAAGTCTTACAAGGAACCGCGACATGAGTGAGTTGATCTCCTACCACCTCGAAGACGGTATCGCGACACTGACCTTGAGCAACGGCAAGGTAAATGCCATTTCTCCGGCGGTGGTGGCCGAGTTTAATGCCGCGCTGGATCAGGCCGAAAAGGACCGGGCGGTGGTGATCATCACGGGCACGCCGGGGATTTTGTCGGGTGGTTATGATTTGAAGGTGATGACTGCCGGCCCTAAAGAGGCAATTGGCCTCGTCACCTCCGGTTCGACCCTGGCGCGTCGCCTGTTGTCGCACCCCTTCCCGGTGATTGTGGCGTGCCCTGGGCACGCGGTGGCCAAGGGCGCGTTCCTGCTGTTGTCGGGCGATTACCGGATTGGCGTGGAAGGCCCGTTCAGCATCGGTTTGAATGAAGTGGCGATCGGCATGACCATGCACCACGCGGGCATCGAGCTGGCGCGTGATCGCTTGCGCAAGTCGGCGTTTCATCGCTCGGTGATCAATGCGGAGATGTTTGATCCACAGGGCGCGCTGGGTGCCGGCTTCCTCGATAAGGTGGTTGCGCCGGAAGAACTGCAGGCGGCGGCCCTGGAAGCGGCGCGCCAGTTGAAGAAGATCAACATGAACGCGCATAAACACACCAAGTTGAAAGTGCGCAAGGCGCTGCTGGACGCCCTGGATGATGCAATCATTCAGGATCAGGGCCACAACCTGGGCTAA